TTCCAGTTCTTTATGATGTATTGAGCAAGTTCATAAGCTTTCTTTGCTACTTGGCCTATGATATCTTTTACTTTTGTGAGTACTTCCTTGAAGATATCCAAGAACTTTTTCATCTGATCAGACTTAAAAGCCTTGATCATCCATTTAACGGCTAGTTTTAACCCATCTACAAAAGCTTTCATCTGATCTGATTTGAAAGCCTTCTTTAACCAAGCCCATAACTTCTTGATCTGAGGGACTAACATTTCAGCTGCAGACTCAGCAGCACTAAACATCTTTAAAACTATAGTTTCGATTACTGGTATCTTAGTAGCAAACCAATCAGCAAACTTAGCTTGAAGCGGTAGTATTTTTCGGCCTATGGTTTCTTTTAAAGCGCCAAACATATGATTCATGGCCACGATTTTACCGTCGTCAGTATCTAATAAGGCTTTGTTAACGCCTCCGACGTTTTGTTCTAAAACTTCGGCTAAAGTAGCTACCTTTTCTTCTTCAGTACCATACTTAAGTATTTTTTCTTGGGCCTTATCAAAGGAAATCCCGGCTCTAGACAAGGCACCTAATTGACCACTTAATACTTTACCTAACATGTTACCAACATTAACCCCGTCTTTTTGCGCTGCATTAGCACCGTTCATCTGTGCAATGAGATCTAAAGAGCCTTCAGATAACTTTTTGACACTATCTGCAGTTAAGTTATAAGTCGCTAACTGTTGTTGAAATGCGGTCGTAACCTCGGCGCCTATTACCCCTTGGGTTTCTAAAGCATCACCATGCGCCCTTAATGCTGCGATTTCTGCTTCTGTGGCTTTGCCAGTTGCCTTGAATACTGCAGTTAACTTTGTTTCTGCTTCTATCATTGCTTTAGCTTCAGCCGTACAAGAAGACATACCTTCCTTTATAGCATTAAAACCAAGATAAGCAGCGCCCAAACCAACGGCACTTTTGGCCACTGATTTAAAATCACTCACCGCACCCTTTTTGAACTTGCTTATACTGTTCTTGGTCTTTTTTACCTGCCTTTGAAATGATCTAGTATTCTTAGAAGTCTTTAAAATAGGTTGAGAAAATTTGTCTTTTAGCTGCAGTACTGATTGAACAACCTTTTTAGACATCTTTCCTCCTTACATATTGGATAACTCTTTCATTTGATTGACATAGTTCTCCATAGTTACTTGATAGAATAATTTTTCATAAGGTGTAAGGTTTAAAATGACATCATGAGGGATGCCTTTTAATAAATAAAAACTTATTAAGTTAGCCTCCGTATTGGAGGCAATTAGTTTTTTATATCTGACTTAGCCTCATCTGTTAACTCAGCTTTTGCCTGATCAAGATTGTTTTCATTCCAATCAATTACCTTGGTGCCAAGTTCTACAACTTCTTCAATCTCAAAAAGCTTGTCTACAATCTCTGTAGGCTCATGACATTCATAAGCATCTTGTAAGGCCTGTTCTCTTAAAGTCTTAACTGAAGCATAAAGAGCCTCTTTACAGATTTCATACATTTCGCTCATGGTTTCATCAACCGAACTAATCTTATCTATTAACTCTAAAGCTTCTTTTCTTGGTAACTTCTTAGCAACCAATTCACCACCTAAAGTTGCAGAATATAAATTTTTAAACTCTATTTTTGCAGCATCTCTTTGCTCTTTTTTTGCAATTAATTCATCTAAACTCAATACTTTTGACATAATGCCTCCTTATGAAAAAAAGACCAGGAATCCCCGGTCTTAAACTTTATCTATAAACTCAAAATCTTCAAACTTGAAAGGAAGTTCTTCCTCGCCTGGTGTACCATTTTCAAACTTAGCTAGTGTAACTTCATCAAAAGTTACATTAGAATACTTAACCCTTTCAGCGCCAAACGCTGCCGGATCATCTAACTTAGAAATCATTTTGATTTCTGGCATGATGCCCGTTCTAAATGCATCAGCTATCAACTTAGCACCTCTTGAATACACTTTATGAAGTGTCATAGTGCCGGCACCTTCAAAGCCCATATACTTTCTAGAAGTGCCTAGTTTACCTGAAAGCTTAACATCTTCATAGTTACCAGTGGCCTTAGCTTCGAAAGCCTTAACTTCGATGTACTTTTCATTGTTCACCCAAACGCTACCAAAGGTACCACTCATTATTTTATTTGCAATATCCATTTAAACACCTCGCTTAGTTCATAATAGAAAACTCTAGGTCTTCCATTGCATCATTGACTTTAATTCTTGTCATAGGATAAACATTTGATCCAACTGTAGTATTCTTGATCAAGTTGTCAGTCCATGTAGCAGCTTCAGGATTTGTCTTGATCAACTCCTTTCTTTGACGGGCAATATCTACAGTCACAACATTAGGTGAATTTTCATCTAGGATTTCATCTGCAGATAATTGATTCAAGTAATCTTGTACTGCACTAAAAAAGATTACCTGGTTATCATAAGAATTTTTAAATTGACCTACATAATGATCCTTGAACATTGTGTAAACATCTCGTCTGATCAGCGTTAACGTATCCATGATAGTAATCTTTTTCATGTCCTCATACTTATCAGAACCCAAAGTAGTTAAAGAGTTAACACCTCTGGCCACTCTTACAACGCCTTCATCGTTGTAAAGGACAAACTTACCACCGTCTACCGCTGCATCTAGGTCAGCCGGTTCAGTGACACTCTCTAAATCATCTAAGATCTTAAGTGTTGTTGACTCAGTTAAAGGACAACCACCAATAAGACCAAGGATCCTAGCAACGTACTTTTCACCTGTAATCTCTGCAGCACCTTTAGGTTTAACCTTTGTATTTGCAAAATTTACGATTCTTTCATGATCAGCTGCATTATTATATACAACTGCAGATACCTTAGGCATATCTTTAACTAATTCAACTAGTTTTGTCTGCTCTGCTGCAGTACCTTTCGCAAGTCCAATCCAGTTATAATAAACATTGCCAATATTATTAATGGCCGTTTCAACTGGTGTAACTGCAGCGATATCCACCCTTGAAATGATCACCTTTCCTACATTGCCTTTGAAGCAATCCTTAATATAACCGTAGTTTTCAGCAGTAAACTTCGCCTGTTCAACATCGTCAATCTTTGCATATGCTATCGTATTAATCGATTTGTCTGTATCGTCTTTGATGATCAATACAACAATACCGTTTGCAGATCTAGCAACAATAGTTTGAGCGATTTTCTTAAATAAGATTGAAATATTAACTAATCCCATTATTCACCTCTCTCATATTCATCTCTATATAGCCCATATCTGGATATATAGTTTCCATAATTTTATCTGTTGAATACTCCACCTCAAACGCACCTTGAATAATGTTGTTTGTGATGTCGTCGTCATAATCCTTTACTTTGATAACCTGGCCACCTATTGTGATATGACTAGAAAATAGATCCGCTAATTTTTCGCGCATCGTTAATAGTTCCTTATCGCAATCGTCCCTGTCACTAGGATAATAATAAATCCTGGCTACAACATGTTTGTTTACAGTGTCGTTCATGCCAGGACTGGATGATAAAGGACCAAAATTCATTTTGAAGCATGGTCCTTCTATACCTTCTTCTTTTTTCCAGGCTATTACACTTGGACCTAAAGCCTTCAGGCTTAAATTAATGCCGGCTTTTAACTCAGCAAGATTCATAATGCCTCCTTATAGTAAACCTTTATCTAATACTTCATCTAAGAAATCTTCTGCATCCTTAAAGAATTGATTCTTAAATTGTCTTTCAGCATCTTCTTGAATATGATAGCCGTTTTTGTAACCAACTTTCTTACCCTTCCCACGCTTCGAACCCTTTGCAACGATATCATGGCCATGTTCTATTAAGTGAGCATGATTAGCAGAATTATAAACTCTGATAGACCAATCAACCCCTTTATACTGATAAGGTTTACCACGTTTTAAATGAGACATATAATTAGAATCTGAACTTATCCGGATTCTTGTTTTTGCTAGTCGTTTGACTACCGTTTTAAGCTTAGAGCCTTCTTTTGTTAAGAATTTCTTAGCTTGTTTCGGTACGGCTTCGGCCAGTTCTTCTAGATCATCTGCAAGCTTCATTATTTCCTTGTCGCTAAACTCAAAATCACCCATTAAACCACCTCACAAAAAAACTCTAACTCCTTGTTTGCTTCAAAAGGATTGAGTATGAATTTAATCTCATACTTTATACCATTTCTTAAAAAGTACATTTCCTCAGTGATAAACTTACAAGAAATATAACGGCCTTTAAACTTGTGAGTGGTACCAGTAACTTTAGTATTACCGGCCTGTGATGTTAACGATCCAGTCATAGGGATCATTTCTAAATGTACAGTTTTGATTTTAGAGAATTTATAATCTGTTTCATTCAGATCATTAGTAAACTCTACCTCTCCCCACACTTCAAGTTTTTTCGTCTTCCCTATACGCATTAGACACCTCCATATTTCAGTTGTGTCTTCAGACTAGATATAGTCTCTCTTACCTTGTCAGTTGGTTTACCTATCATTTCTCGATTCTCATACCAATCAGTAACTAAGACCATTACATACAATAAAGCTCTTTTGTTAGAAGATTCAAATGTTTTACCTGTTGCCTCAGTTAAATATTCAACTGCTGCATCAATGATGATTTGGAGGATAACATCATCATCAGTATCCTCCAAATCTAGTCTTAGAAACTCTTTAGCCTGTGCTAAAGTAATCATTTGCATCACCTACTTATGCTAGTGTAACTTCACCATAGAACGCAGCTTCATCATCAACTAACTGAGTATCAAAACCTAAGATAGCTCTTGTATCAGTAGTATTTCTTTCAAATGCTTTACCACCTACATTAGTAGATAATAACTCCATAGTTTCGAAATCAAATAATGTAATAGCCTCTTTTAAATCGCCAATAATAACTGGCGCTTTCTTTGTAGTTGTACCAGTAGTCTTTAATACCTTATTAGATACCTTAACTACTCTTCTACCTTTGATTTGCATCTTCGTTGCATTGGTTGGATCAGGTTGCATAATGTACTTACCATCCGAATCTTTCATTTTATCTAAATGGTTAAATCCATCTTGATTTGTAAGAATAATTGAAGAAGCTGTAATAGCTGGATCTAAATCAACATTAAGAATATTTTTGATATCATCAAAGTTAGCAATTGCCTTCTTAGTTAATGTAGCCAACTTGGCTAAGATTCCAGCGTTGTGAGTAGCTCTTTTCTTCTTAGCTAACCACTTGTTGACATAAGCAGTTAAAGTCTTATCTCCAGCCTTTCTCAAAGTATTAGAAATTGGCAAAATACCATATTTCTGAGCAATTGTGAATGCAATTGTCTTAAACTTAGGGTTATCAGTTTCTTGGATTTTTCCATCAACATCTAAGTCTTGGAATGGTACCATATCTGCTAATTTCTCGATAACTCTAGTACCTGATAAAGTTGTTACTGGCTCAACATTTACATATTGAGATAAATCATCATCAGTTCTTTTAAGTTCATTGATCTCTGTTTGTTGATCAACTGGAACTAAAACACCACCATCTTCATCTGTGTTTTCAGTTAGAGCTCTGTGCTCTTGAGCATATTCATGCATTGTGCTTCTTTCATCCATTGAGATATTTCTGTTTCTTAAGGCTTTAAGATATACATCATTGTATCTTTCTTCTAAGGATCTTTCTTCTCCAGCACCAACATCTAACTTTTGACCACCAGCTGTAGGTTCTGTTGAACGAATTTCTTCTTCCTCACCTTCAAGCTCTCTAAGTAACTCAATTTCCTTTTCAATTTCTTTCATTTCATCTTTGACAGCTTTAGCTTCATCAAGCTTACGTTCTTCAACCAAAGCAAGAGCTGCTTTTCTTTTCTCTTCTTTTTGTGCTAATAACTCTCTTAATTTTCTGCTCATAATTTTCTCCTTTACATGAGTTGTAATTGTAGTTTTAAGGCTCTAGCCTCTATGTTTAAGTTATTGTCTCTAATCTCATCAATACTTCTAACATGACATTCAGAGTC